GCCTCGAACGCCAGCATTTCGGGGGTCTTTTCCTTGGGGTCCATCGTCTGTTCCTTCGCGTCGAAAACGTAGTGGATCGGGGTTGGCGGGGCGGCGTAGATCACCGCGTCCGCCGGGTCGCCTGTTACCTCAAGGTGGTCGAGATCGTCACCCTCTGCCGAGAACGCGAGCGATTGCTTGAGCGAAGGCATGTTCGGAATTCCGGGGGCCGATGCGCCGAGGAGCCCGACGTGGCGCAAGGTCCACTTGCCGGGGCGCGGGTTCGCCTCGTGATGCGGGTCGAAAAAGGCGGCGGAGCGGTTGAGCCACTCGCCCGACTTGATCCCCTGGATCGCCTTGTCCGTGAGGCTCGCGACCTCGACAAGGAGCGAGTTGCCGTCGAGCTTCGCGCCCGAGATCGTGCCCGCTGCCGGGGTGTTGTCCTTCGGATGGCCGAAACAAATCGCGCGAGGATTGGCGCCGAAATCGTCGTCAACGACCTCCGCCAAATGCTCCGGCTTGATGCCCCGGCTGGCTTTTCCGCCGATGCGGAACGCTTCGATCCATTGCTTTCCCATAGCCGGGAGATACCCCGCGCGATTCGCGCGCGAAAGCCTGAAACCGCGCCACCCCTGCGCGCAACTTGTGTGCAATGCTCTTGCAATGGTCGCGCAACGTGATATGACGGCCGCAACAACGCAAGGAACCCAACAAATGCCGACCTATCTGACCCTCGCCAACGGCCATCGTGGCACGCTTTCGACCAAAATGATTAAGACGGCGGCGGGCTGGACCTGGGCGTGGATCGGCTCCTTCAACGGCAAGCACGTTATCTCCGCTCCTAAGTCGCTATCAATCGACGGCAAGGCGTGCTGGGCTCAAGGCTTCATCTGCAATCACCTCGACGCTCTTGCACGCGCCGAGGTGTGCGCGTGAGCGCCGCCCCCGCCCTTCACGGGTACGAAACCGCCGACGAGCTGCTGTTTCTCGGTTTCGCCGTCGCGCACGTCGCGGCCTATCGCGAGCGCGAGCGTCTCGACCGGATCGCGCGCAGCAACGCCGAGGCGTTCCGCGCGTGGCGCGCACGCGGGGGCGGTCGGTGATCCGCTACGTCGTCACGACGCACGAGGGCGCGAGCGGCGCGTATCTGTCCCGGCGCGGCGATTGGGGCAACATCCCTCACACGTCCGTCGCCGCTGCCACGTCCGCCGCGATCAAGGACGCGGACGGCAAGGAACATACGATCGAGCGCGAGAAGGTCGCGCGAAGGAGAACCAATGCAAACGCTTAGGAGGATCGTCGCCACGCTCAAGGGTGACGGATGGGAACAGGCATGGCTCACGCTCGGCGTGTTCGTGGCGTGCATCGCGTCGGGGTTCGCCTGGGCGGTAGTGGCGGGGCTGGCGCGGTGGTGAGGTCGGAGGCCGAGCAGGTGCGCGACGCGCTATGGCTACTGTCGGAGGGGGCGACCGATCCCAACGTCGCCAAGGGGGCGGACCTCCTCGCTCTCTACGCGCCTGACGAGACGCTCCTCAAGCTCCGGCGGTTGCTCCGATGAACGCGGACGCACGCCGCAAAGCCGAGCGCTGTTTCGCCGTTGCTCGCTCGACCACGTTCGACGGCGAGCGCGCCAACGCCATCGCGCAGGGGACCAAGATCGCACAAGCTGCGGGCCTATCGCTCGACCTGTTCGACATACCGGGGCAGGTCAAGACGACCGCGCCCCCTCCCCGCTCAACCGGGTTCCGCGACGATCTGTTCTCGCGTCCGCCGCCCCCGCGCTACTCGCAACGCGAAGCCGAGGCGACTGCGCGGGCTTTCAACGAGGCGGTGCAGCGGCACATGGCCGAGGACCATCAGCGCGAATTACGCGAGGCGATGCGCCGCTCGGCCGATCTCATTCGCAAGCAACAAGAGGCGGCGCGTGCTGCCAAGGAGGCGGCCGATCGGCTCGCTCGTGCGGCAAAGGCTGAACAGGACCGGCGGCTCAAGCTCGAACGCGCGGCTACGGTGTTCGCCGGTGTCGGGCTGCGCGCTTGGGCGACGGACAAGAGCTGGCAATCTTGGGCGATCCAACAACGCGACGGCGTCGCCTACGTTACGGACAAGGAGATCGTGCAACTCGCCGATCTCCTATCGGTGTGCGAGCCGTGAAGGTCGAGCTATACACGGACGCGTCGATCGTGAAGGGGCGGGGAGCCTGGGCGTCCCTCGTCCTGCGCGGCGACGGCGATCCGGTCGAGGCGTTCGGCGTCCTGCGCGGGTCGTTCCGGTCCAGCACCGCAACCGAGATCGCAGCAATTGCAAACGGCATCCACGCCGCGCACCGGGCGGGCCTGATCGAGCGCGGCGACGAGGTCGCGATCTGGTGCGACAATACCGCCGCTGTCATGTGGGCGAACGGGGCGTGTCGCGACAAGCGCAACGGCGACCCGTTCCTGCGCGAGGCTCGCCGGTGGATCAGGGACTTTTCCCGGCGCCACGGGTTCAAATGCCGCGCCGCGCACGTCAAGGGGCACCAGCGCCTAGACAGCGACGACCCCCGCGCGATCTACAATATCCGGTGCGATCACCTTTGCGGCTCGGTTCGCGACGGGATCGCGCCGGTCGCTTGGGCGTCGCACGTCGCGAAGGTCGAGAGCTGGCGGAAACGGAAAGCGGTGCGAGCCGCAAAGGAGATTGCATGACGTTGATTTGTTACAAGCCCGAGATCACGATCAAGGGCGCCCGACTTGATCGCGTGGATCAAGCAAATTCGATCATCACGAGCTTTCGCGAGGACGGTTTCACGCTGTCCCTGCGTCAGCTTTATTATCAATTCGTTGCCCTTGCGCTGATCGAGAACAGCGACCGGAGTTATAAAAACCTCGGGACACTGATCTCCGACGCGCGTGACGCGGGATTGATCCCTTGGGATGCGATCGAGGATCGCGGACGCGGGATTCGGCCGTGGCTGATTGAGGAGGACGAGCTATCCGTCGTTGACGGGATCGAGCATCAATTCGCGCTCGATTTCTGGCAACGGCAGAACGTCTATGTCGAGGTGTGGATCGAGAAAGACGCGCTTTCCGACGTGGTGAAGCGCCCGTGCCAGCGTTGGCGCGTGCCGTTCATGCCGTGCAAGGGGTATCTATCGGCGTCTGAAGCGTGGCGAGCCGGGCAACGGTTCAAGGAGGCGCACGAGGAGGGGCGTGAGTGCGTGTTGATCCACCTGGGCGACCACGATCCGAGCGGGACCGATATGACGCGCGACAACGCGGCGCGGGTCGAGCTTTACAGCGATGGCGCCGAGGTCGACGTTCGGCGGATCGCGCTGAATATGGATCAGGTTGAGCGATACAACCCGCCGCCGAACCCGCTTAAGGTGAAGGGCGGCAAGCTCTCCGATAGTCGCGCACTGGCGTACCTTGAACGCTTCGGGCGCGAGTCCTGGGAGCTGGACGCGCTCAATCCGTCGATCCTCGACCGCCTCGTTGACGACGAGATCAGGACGCTTGTCGATGTGGAGCTATGGGACGAAACGCGAGCCGAGGAGCTTGATCGTCGCATCCCTCTCGCCGCGATTCACGCGCACTATGACGAGATCGGCGAGTTTGTGCGCGGCCTGGACGAGTGACCGACGACCTGTTCGCCGACGACGACCTGTTCGCGGTGCGACCGGCGCCGACGCGGGTCAAGTCGAGGTCGAAACCGCCCGAGGCTGATATCGCACCGGCAACCCTTTCGGATTGCTCAACAGTTGGTCCGGTCGCTTCGTTTCGCTGTCCGTGCGGGTTCCGCGACGAGGTCAAGGAGCCCGCGCCCGCGCACCTCGATTGCGGCTTGTGTCACGGCCTGGAAACGCTCCGCCGATACGTGCCGCGCTTTACGCCCCCGGCCGATGCGGGCCGCCAGTTGACAGCGGACGAGCGCCGCGCGATTGCGCTGGACAAGAGATAGCCGGACGGGCGCGTTCCTGCCCTACGGCTTGGCGGTCGGATCATCCCCCCTCGGTCCGACCGCCTCCCCATCAAGCGAACCCGAACCGCGCGAGCTGGCGACCGATATCGTCGCGCGATTGCGCCTGGAGGATCGCGTCCCACACGTCGCCGCCCTCGCGCTGCGTCTCGCGCGGGAGAACCGGGGGCAAGCCGGGCGTGCGACCTGTCTCGGCGTCGTTCGACGGCGCAATCATCGCGGCGAGCTGCACCTCGATCGGCATATCCGGCGCGGCGAACACGGGCGGGCCGAGGCGGCGCTTGCGATCGTCAAGGTCCTCCTCGCTCGTGATTCCGCCCCGGTAGCGCGCCAGTTGCGAGCGCGTCATCTGCACGACCTCGCACCGGCACCGGAACCCGAGGGGCGGCCACCATACCCGCCAAAAGGGATGTTCGACCGGGAGGATTATGCCGTCCCAGGCGCGATGATCCGACAGGGGCGAGCGCGGCGGATGGCGGACCCGTTCGTCGCCGACCGTGAAGGCGCGCAGGTACGGGAACAACGCCTTGTTCCGCTGATATCCGGTCCACCGGCCCGCCGCGCGTGCGAGGCGGAGGTTCGTGTCGTAGATCAGCTCGACCCGCCGCGCGATCTCGCCTTGATCGCCGCCAAGCCAGCCCTTCGCCTTGAGCGTCGGGATCACGAGCCGATAGAAGCTCGCCGCGTCGCCACCAGCCGCGACGTTGTCGATCATCGCGAAATAGAGATCGTTGACCACGTCGTTGCCCGCGGTGCGCGCGGCGGTGAAGGCGCGAGCGTATTCGTCCGGGCCGAGATCGAGATAGCTCCCGATCGCGGTCGGGTCCTTGGCGAGGAGCCACGCCTCAATATCGGGCGCTCGCATCTGCAACGGGAGGAGCGGGCGGCGCGGGGGGCTCTCGGCGTCAAAGCGAAGCGTCATGCGGCCGAGATACGCGAAGGGCGGCACCGTTGCCAGTGCCGCCCCCAAGCGTGGCCGCCGTGTCAGCGACGGCGCGCTCTATGCGGGGTTCTCGGGCGGGCGGTGTCCGGTGTCTGACAACCCGGTCCTGCCCGTCGCTCGCCGCTCCGCAATCGAAACTGGCGGCCCCGTGAGCCTCGAACTCACCACGCCCGGCGCGCTTTCCGGGTAACGGGGCCTGTTACTGCCGCTATCCGATCACACCGTCGCGTGATCCTCAATACGGGTTCGCGTTCCCAAGGGCCTTGTGGTCGGGGGGCCGTTCATCGCCGCCGCACGTCCGCGACAGGCCCCCCGCGTGCTACCGTGTCAAGCATCCGAGGGACCATGCCGGTTAACGCCATCCCTGCCGGTGCGACCGCCGCGTGAGGCAAGCCTTGAGGCGTGCCCTACCTGCCGAGGAAGGTAGCGATCCCGACGCCGCCAATGTCAGAACGGCGAGCGGTTGGCAAGGGCTCGCAATGCGCGCTCCCGGCGGCGAGTGCGGCGGATCAGCGCGCGGCGATCCGCGCCGGTGAGAGGGGGTAGATCGCGCTCCTCGGGCAAGTAGGCGTCGAGCGGGTCGAGCCGTCCGGCCTCGATCGCGGCGAGTATCCCCGCCGTGCCGCCCTGCACCCGGCTCACCCGACGATCCACCCCGTCGCGACGATCGCGGCGGCATAGATCACGACGATCAGGCCGAACCGTTCAATCCGGCGCATCACGCCTGGACCTCGTCATCCGCGCCGACGAGTGCCGCGCTACGGACGCCAAGGAGCGGGAGCGCGATTGCCTCGGCGAGATCGCGCGGATCGAACCGCTCGATCGCCTCAAGGAGCGCGACGCGCGCCCCCTCGACCGTCGTCACGCCCTGCAACGCGCCGCGCATCGACGCGCCGATCGCCTCGAACAGCGGTGAGGCTTTGTCGACCGAGGCCGCGATCAGGCGCTCGATCGCCTGTTCCTCCTTGGCGGTGAAGGCGTGGAAATCCGGGTCGGCGGGCTTGTCGCGGATCGGCTCGAATATCTCCGGCCCGAAACGCAGCTCGCCCGTGAAGGGCTCGACCTGGGCGAGGTCCACGTCGGCGCCGTCATAGCTGATCGTGACGTGAGCCTTGTAATCCTCGTAATCCGACGATGCGCCGCGCTCGATCATGCTGTCGTGGCGATAGGTGAGCGCGGGCGAGGCGAACCGGAGAACGACCGCCGCGTCGTTGCCGTGCCCGAACCGCTCCACGAAGCGCGGGCCGCCAGCCTCGACCGTGAGATCGGCCCAATCCCATCCCTCGCCCGCCATCTTGAACCAATCGACCGCCGTCTTGCTGTAGAGGACCGTGACGTGAAGGTCCTCGGCCGGGCTGGTCGACTTGAACCCCTGCTTTCGCGCCCACGCAATCAGCTCGTCCGCGTTCAAGAGCTTGCGCGACACGTAGAGCGGAGAGAACGCCGTCTCGCCCCCCTGCGCGGCGAACTCGGCGATCTTGTTGCGGCGGGCCTGGGCGAGGTCCACGACGTTGCCCCCCGCCGGTGCGCCACCGCCCTTCGCCAGCGCGAGCGCCTGTTCCCGCGCCGCCTTTGCCTCGGGCGTCTCGCGCTCGACCACGTACCCGTCGCCATAGGTCGCCTTGACGCTTTCCTCGGTCCGCTTGATCCCGATCCCGTCGAGCGTGGCGTCGCGCTCGGCGACCGTGTTGAGGTCCTCGCCAGCCTTGAGGATGCGCCGCACGATCGGCGGGCGCACGTCGGGACCGTGATTCCAGCGCGTGAGGTAGGTCGCGAAGGTCGTTTGGATCGCGTCCGTAATTAGGTCGCTGTCCGCCTTGACGATCTCCTCCTTAACCCCGGCGTGTTCCTCGGCCTGGTTAGAATTGAGCCCGCTCGACACGCCTTTCGAGGTGCCGGGCTGTCCCAACACGACGCGCATGATCTCCTCGTTCTGCTCGGCGAGGAAATCCTTGTAACCTTGCGAGTGATTGCCGCTCCGGCTGCTCTCGTAAATCTTGACGAGGTCGTTCGTGATCGTGTCGGCGGGGAGGAG